AATAAAAAGGGTTGTTTGTCAACCCTTTTGTAAGTTATTGATTTTATTGAGTAAAATTATTTACTAATTTCATGCCGTAGTTATTGATACCTTTTGGTATAACAATATTCTTTTTATAACGTAATTGATTCTTTTTAAATGGACCATAATCAACATAATGATGCCAACGACCATATCGCCAAACAATACGTGTAACATCGGGATGCATATCAACTAACATTTGTGATTTATTAATTGTTCCAGTTGCATTTAATTGACCATCCCGCCACTTTGACTTATCCAAATTACCTTCTGCATGATAAAATTCTGCTGTGTTTCCACCTTTAACAGTTTGTGTCGCAGCTTTACCTTGAAGAAAAGCATTAAATTGAATGGTACAATCACCATCTTTTAATACTCTTAAACAAATATCAGTATCTTCATTATAACGACCACGCCAACGATGTTTACAATCATTTTGAATTAATAAACAAGAATAAATCCGTGTATTCTTAACATATGCAGGATAACTTTGATTTGGTGCAATAAAAAATCTGTATTGAAAACCTGAAATAGGAACATTTTCAAATCTATCAATAAAATCTTCTGCTGCTTTAAATATTACACCTGATTCAACACGTATTCTTTTGTTTTGATGTAATCTATAAAAATCAGAAATATTATCATCAAGAACCCAATGTTTTTCTGCACCTATTGAAATTGAATGATCCCAACACCAGTTTCTTGCACGACCTGGACCATCACCATGATTACTGAATGGTGCAATCAATAATGTAACATAATCACGAATTTTAAAATTATCTAATGCTTCTTCGTAATTCTTTTCATCTTGAGGTTCAATTGCAATATAATGTGGTACTTTCATCCGAGCCAATGATTTTGATGTAATCATTGATTCATGACGACCCTTCGATATAATATAAACTGGATTAGTTGGATTTGTCATTCTTCAATCCATCTCAACAACGAATTCGCTTCTCTATCCAATGCAGGATGCCAAATACTTTTAGTCTTTTCAGTAAGATTTTGTTTAATTAATTTAGCAAATTCTTCATAATCTTCCTTGTTCCGAAAATGAACATATATCGTTTTATACGTTTTATTATCTTCCTGTTCAAATTCAGGCATTCCTGTCCAATGTTTTTTCCATTCAACATCTTCATTGTCAACATTGGGATCATCAATTTCCAATACATCAAAAAGATTTGCTGGCTTTTCTACTTCCTCTTTTTTACCAACAAAGTTTTCATATGTTGTTGATTCTTTAATATCAATTTTTTTAGCCATAAATTATCCAGTTTTTCTTTTATTACCACGAATAACTTTTTTCATTATCTTTGTCTGTTTCTTTCTTGCCATCTGCATCGAAACTGAACCCACATGTTGAACAAATTTCTTCCCATTCATATGATCCAATTCATGTTGATAACAACGTGCAGTTATTCCATCAAATCGCATTTGCTTAACTTCACCTTCCTCATCCGTAAATTCAGCAACAATCCATTCGGGTCTTTCAATTTTCAAATACAAACCTGGATAAGAAAGACATCCTTCTTCACTCTTAATAAGTGTTTCAGACTTCTCAATAATCTTTGGATTTATACATGTAAACTGAAAATGTTCTGTTCCAATAACAAATACTCTTTCATATACACCACACTGATTTGCAGATAATCCAATACCACCAAACTTTTTCATCGTCATTCGCAATTGACTTGATAACTTTGTCATATGCGGATTTGGTAATCTTAAATTATATTCTGGAATTTCAGATTCCAACATTGGCAACGTATCATCATAAAGAGGTAAAGGTTGAAAAACTTCTTCCTTTATTACATTTTGTTCCGTATTAATAGTTAGAATATCACTCATTTTATTATCCTTGAAAAATTCTTAATCTTATCAAATCTTATCACATTACTGAATTTGTCTTGTAATATATCTCCACGATGTGAAATAACAAACAAATTTACATCTTCCAATAAATGTAAAATCTTCATCAATTCTTCGGTTCCAGTTGCATCCAGCGAAGCATCAAATATTTCATCCAATATTAATAAATTCGTATTTGCTGAATTTTTTAATTTCGCAATCGCTCTCCATGTCAACATAAGAGCCATATCAATACGTTGTTTTTCACCTTCTGAAAAATTGTTATAAGAAAATTCGTCCCTATGTCTGGACTTTATGGTTTCTTTAAACGATTCATCAAGATTTATATTAACAAAAAAATCCAGTGATGTCAAGTATTTGTTCACAAGTTTATTGATAATTGGCAAATATTGTTTTATTATTTTTGTTTTAATACCTGTATCTTTTAACAAAGTTGTTGCAACTTCATAATATGATTTTTCTTCAATCAATGTTTTTAATTCATTTTCATATTTGTTTAAATCATTTTTTATTCTATTTAAATCATTTTCGTTATCATTTGAATTTGATTTATTCTTATTTAATTCGTCTATTTGTTTTTGTATCTTTGAAATATATTTGTTTGTTTCAGTAATAAGTGTATTATTTGTTGCTATTTTTATTTGTAATTCCTGTATTTGTTTTTGAACATTTGAAATTTTATTCAATGATTCTTGTTCAATAAGAATTTTCTTTTCTAATTCTTTTAATCCCGATTCTGATTCTTCAACCTTATGTGTAAGTTTAGAGATTTCTTGTTCTTTAACCCCCACGGAAATTTCTTGCCGACAGGTTGGACAATCGTCATTCTGTTGAAAGAAACTGATATCTTTTTTATATTTGGATAAGTTGCCTTCAATTTGCGATTCAAGTTTTGTAATCTTCTTGAGTTTAGTTTCAATCGCAATCTTATCATTGACCACATGTTGTAATTCTTCAACGTTAATTGTGGATTTGGATACATTGGCATGTGCATCTTGTATAATACTATTTTGGATAGATATCTCTTTAACATAATTTTCAATCTTTTTTTCAGTATCCTGTTTCTGTTCTTCTAAATGTTTTTTATGAATATCATATTTCTGTTGTGTCAACTCAATTTCATATTTTTTATTTGCAGTAGATTCTTTATTTGTTGAAAGTCTATCTTTTACCAAATTATTCATGGTAGAAAATATTTGAATATCCAACAAATCTTCAATAATTGATCTTCTATCAGCAGCAGATAATTGCATAAATGGAACAAATGATGCTGAACCTAATATCACAATTTGAGTAAATGATTTATAATTTAACTTTAATATAAATCTCTCAAAATATTCCTGATAATCTCTTGACGATGCTTCTTGATTTAATAATTTCTTATTACAATAAATCTCAAAAACATTAGGTTTAATACCACGAACAACTTTATATGATTTACCTTCTGAATCAAATTCAATCTCAACAATACAATCTTTATCATTAATTGAATTTAACAAACTAGGTTTATTGATATTTCTAAATGCTTTACCAAATAATCCAAAACACAATGCATCAAGTATTGTGCTTTTACCTGAACCATTTTTACCAACAATAAGAGTATTGTTATTTGAATCTAATTTGATTTCTGTAAAAGTGTTACCGGTACTTAATAGATTTTTCCAACGAACCATTCTAAAAACAATCACTCAGTTCTCTCCGTATTTACTGCTTCAACATATAATTCACGCATCAAACTTTTCAATTTTTCACTATTAACATCCAAAGGTATATTATCAATATAATTTGACAATATAGTTATTGTGTCCTCTGATTGATTTACAATATCATCTTCAATATCAATATTTGTATCCGTAAAATCCTCAACAATTGATATATCTGTTACACCTGCTTTATATAAATTGTCCAATACATTATCAAACATATAAGGATTCTGTTTTGAAACTACAATGACTTTTAAATAAGTATCTTTATATTTACTATAATCATACTTTTTCCAAAATTCAAAATCAGTCTTTCCATCATCATAAAAAATCTTATGAAACATTTTATATGGATTTTCAATAAATTCAAGTTCTCTTGTTTCAGTATCAAAAATATGAAAACCACGTGCATCATTATAATCAGCCCATGTCATTTCACCTGGTGTTCCAACATAATAAATGTTTCCATTGGTTGACTTGTGATGAAAATGTCCAGTCAAAACAATATCATAATTTCTCAAAACATTCTTATTCATACCACCAACACAAACATTTCCACGATCCATCTCAAATCCATCAATCTCAAAATGTCCAAAACATATCTGTGACTTCGTATTCTGAATACTTGAAATTATATCAACCTCATTTTCTTCACAAATCCAAGGAACTATATCAATATTGATTCCATCAAAATCTATCGTCTTAAACTTATCATGAATATGAATATTGTTATAATCATTTAACAATAAACTAGTCGAATTTACCCTTAAAGTGTTCTTAAAAGCAATATCATGATTACCCAATAAAGTATGGAATTGGATATTATGTTCCAATAATTTATCAAAGAAATAGTTACGACAATTGTATAGAGATTGGAAATTGATAAACTTACGTCTATCAAACAAATCACCTAACTGAAATACCAAATTAATATTGTTTTCCAAAATATATGGAAAAAATGTGTTGGTATAAAATTTAGAGTAATGATCATGGAATTCCAAAGAATCGCCACGCATACCAAAATGTAAATCTCCGAGAATTGCTAATTTCATTGTTTAGATTCTTTTCTCAATATTAAAAATCCACGATGTTGTTTATTTTTTCCTTTTGAAACTTGTATCATGCATCCATAATTTAACTTATTATCATCACAAAAAGTTTTCAAACAATCTATTTGAATTTCTTCTCCAGTTGGACATTTAATGATATAAATTTTTGATGCTGGATTATTTTTACCCAATTTGCCTGTTCCAGGATATTTTTTATTTCGTTTTGGAGATATTTTTCCAAACATCCCATTATCTTTTCCAAATTTGGGTTTTAATTTACCTTCTCTCCAAAGTTTTTTCATTCTCTCGCTTGTTTCATTTCTTCTTTCGTTATCATTTTTCCAAGTTTCTATTATAGCATTTGATACATTTCTTCGCCAAGAATTCTCTGTTGAAGGATGATTATTTTTGAAACTATTAATAAATTGGTCTCTCAACCATTCATATTTTCTAGAATTAATTATATATTTTTTAGAAATTTTCATTCTATTAATAGCGCATATCATTTTGTGTTTATAATCTTTTTCCGTAAATTTGACCAAAAGTAGATGACAAATAAAATGTTCCCTAAGAGTCAGTTTAACAATATTTTCATTATTATCATTTCCACCCATACATCTGGGTATAATATGATGTTTTTCATATACGAAGTTATCATCATTCTTTCTTTTTTTTGCTCTGTTCACAATATCATAATAAATTTTTTCATACTTGTTAATCATTTCTATCTCCAAATTAATTTGGTATTAGCAATGATTATTTATATTTTTTCAGATTTTCATTTAACTAGTATATACTATAAAATTATGCTTGACAATAGGTTAATCAATAAATTTCTCTAAACCTTTAACTTTTTCCTTTTTCTTTTTTTTGTTTTGTTCAAAGTTATGGATAAATTCTGAAATGTTTTCGTATAATTCAAATTGTTTTGTATTTCCATTTTCATCAACATACATTTCAAATTCATCTAATAGACCTATTTGTTCAGTTGCTTTGTATTTGACGTATAGTTGTTTTTTCTCACGCATAATTCTTCTCAAAAATGCAAAATAAATTATTTGTGTAAAATAAGCAAATGGATTTTTTGATTTTTTTGGATCAAAATTTTGAAAATACATTAAACAATTTTCGATACCATCGGCAATCATTTCATCTCGAAATGAATACGAAATAAAATTTGGTTTTCGTGATAGATGATCCGCAATCTTCAAAAAACATTCTCCGATATAATCAGGAATTTTTGGATCATCAAGATTTTCTTTTTTTGCTTTTTTACAATCTTTTTTGTATTGTATCAAAGCCTTTAGAAAATCTTCATTATTCACATAATGTTTAGGCTTGGTTTGTTTTTTATTAGTAATAGTGTTAGTTTTCATCATATTTTCCTTTACAAACTACTTGACAAGTGATACTATGGCTGTGTTGAGAATGATTCGAATCAGTGTAATAAGTTGTTCTTCTTAGCTTCAACAAGATTGTTAGTTTCATCATCGGTTAGTTCATCATCTTCATCTTCATCAATTTCTTCAAATTGATCCATTATGTTAGTTGATTGAGCCAACGTTTTTTCTGCTTGAAGAATTAATTTGTGATAATGAGTAATCAAATCATCTTTTGGATCAGCAATCGTAAGAACATTTTTTAGATCAACAACAGCAAAGTTTTCTTTTAATATCTCAACTGGTAACCATGGAAATATCATCATAATACTTCCAGATGGTGTTCTTTTAAATATAATATGCATTGGATTAATCAACTGAACAATCTTTTTTCGTTTATCAACAGAATATTCAGCAATAATATCTTCACCTGTATTTAAACGAACAATTTTTATTTCAGTCATTTTTAAGTTCAATGTTGTAGAATTTGTATGGGAATTTTTCATCATCATAAATTTTTACTCTTTCAATAAAATGATTTAACGTAAAATTGACAGATTTACCTATTCTTAGGTCATCTGCAATATCAAACAATGTTGCCGAATCTTTATTATCGCCTAAACGAAGAACTCTACCAATTGATTGTAGATTTCTAATCTTGGATTTTGAAGGTGATGCAAATATTACATTATGTAGATTTTTAATATTAACTCCAGTTGAAAATGTACCAAAACTTGCTACAATAGTTGCATTTGTTTCTTTTTCTGTAATAGCACGTACCTGTTCACGAAATTCTGTATCTGTATTACCATGAATAAAAAAAACCGGTTTGTTCTTTGCATTATCCCTAATCTCAGCATATAAATCTTTTCCATGTTTCTCAACAAATTGAAAAAGAACCAATGTGTTACCTTCAAGCGATAAAGTTAAATTACGAATAAATTTATTTCTTACATTACTACTAACTATATAGTCTATCTCAGTTTGATAATCCCATTTTCTAGCCAACTTACAAACTTCTTCAGAATGTTTCAAAATCAAACATTTTATTTTAAGATTTGCAAGTTGATTTTTATCCATCAACTCTTTTGATGTTGTTGCTTTATATTCAGGACCAAATAAACCTTCTAATACTAATTTATGTGTTTGTGTTCCATCAAGAGTTCCAGTTGTACCTATTCGATATGATGCATTGATACATCCAGAAAGAATTGTTGTTAATGATTTTGATTTAAATTGATGGGCTTCATCACCCATCACAAAATCAAATTGTTCAAAATATTCAGAAGGATTTTTATATATTGATTGCCAAGTTGTTATCGTTAAAAAACTATTTGTGTGTTTCTCTTTACCTGAATATTGTCTATGGCAATACATATCAGAATCATATCCATATGATTTGAAATCAGTAAACATTTGTTCCACCAATGAAGTTGTTGGAACAATCAATAAACCTTTTTTGTAGTTTAGATGTTGTAGATATCTCAAAATCATATAAATGATTAGAGATTTACCTGATGCTGTAGGAGAAAGTATTAGTATTCTTTTATTGCGTATTGCATGAACAAAAGAATTTAATTGGTAATCACGAGGTTCAAATGGTAAATGTAGGGTTGAAATGAAATCTTTTGCTTCAACTAAAGAGATATTTCGTGTAGAATTAACGAATGGACTTATTTCAAGGGAATAATTTCTATCAACACAAAATTTTTGAATATATGGAACTAATCCATGATATATGGTATTATTTTTAAGATTTAATAGTCGAATTTTGCCATCCCAAAGACGATTCTTATAGGCTGGCATAAATCTATAACCTGGAACATAAAAAGTAAAGAAGCCAGATAATTCTTGTGCTATTGATGGTTCACATTCAACTTGTATGAATGCTTCATTTTTTTTATTTAATATTAAATCAGGCACCTAACGATTTCCTAATCAACTCACTAACACGTTTTTTATATTCATCATTTTTCCATCTATCAGTAGTAGCTTTTTTTAATTTATTAATATAATCTAAATTTGTATTTCTTTTTTGAGCAGCACATTTTAAATTACAATACTTTGTATTTTTACTTTTAGCTATAAAAATACATTTACAATTCTCACATTCTTTTTTATGAATTATTCTATTCTTTCGTTTTCCTGATGAATTATTGCCTTTCATTCTTTGTGAGTGTTTTTTTGATGCTAATTTTTGTTTTTCTGTACGATTATTTCCTTTCAACAAACATCTTGGACTTTGTTTTCCTTTTCTACTTGGAGGAATATCACCACCTTTATTAATATTCCATCCTATATTTTCAATAGGTCTATAATGTTCTTCTAATCGTATAGCTTCTTCTTTCGTTAAATTATCATGTAAACAAATTATTTCAACAATTTCTTTTTTACATCTATTAGATAGTAATTTATTTTTTTTATTATATTTGTGTTCTTTTAATCTTTCATTTATATCTTGATAAGTTAAACCAATATATCCTTCTTTCAATGGCTCAGAATATTCTTTATATTTTATCCAATATATTTTATACATATAATTTTCCTATTGATTAATATATGTATTTATAATCTATGAAATTTCGTAGTTGAAATGTTATATACCATGGATAAATTTTTCATAATCTATATAAGAACGGAGTTGAAACGTTCTTGAATTTAATTCTTTCATAATTGAGGTACATACATCAACAATTTCATCATGCATAATTTTTCTTGCTAATAATTTATTTAAATCTTCATCACTTTCAAGATATGATGTAACTTCTGCTTTTAAAACATAAGGAAATGGTTCCCAACCTTTTGCTTTAAGTGTAACATCATCAAGTTTACCAGTATAATATTCCCATTTCAATCTGCGTAATTGATTGAATCTAAATTCAGATTCTTTGGATAACAATCTATGTTTTGAAAGGATATTTAAATACTTGCTATGAAGTTTAGGAATATCCAATAATGCTTTGCCAGGTTCAGTTCTATCAATTTCTGAATCATTACGCCACATTTCTAATAGTTCATCTAACACAACCATAAAAACCTCCATAATGTATTATTATAACACGAAAATTAAATCAAAACAACTTTTCTACATCAAAATATGTATATCTAAACGTTGCATCAGCAGTTAAAATAGTTTCAGGACCTTCAGATGAATTCATAATAAAAGAAGAAATTGAAGTGGGAAACATACCATAAAATTTAAATTTATAGTAAGGTGTATTATTTGATGATAATAACATTAAAGAACCATCGGTATATTGTGGTTTAACAGATGGAATAGCACCAGCAATATTACTTATTTTTGATAAATCCAAATATTCTTGAAAGTCTTTTGGGAATGTTAATGCACGAATCCAATCATGTATCTCAAGCCAACTTTTTAATTCTTCATCAATTAAAAAAGTAACATTTAATAAATCATAAATTGCTTTTTCACCAGGAATATATGTATCAACAAATGGTGTATTTCTTAATATCTCAACTTTTGAAATACCTGGAACTGTTACAGATTGACAAAAATATTGAATATTAGGACATCTTGCAAAAGTAAGTAAATACTTATTAACTTGTAATAAGTTTGGATTTGATGGATTTCTTGAGATAGCTGTTGTTGTCATATGTATATTTATGTGTAAAAAAAAGAGGGAGTATTTCTACTCCCTCCTTTGAGTTCCACTCTTATCGGTGGTTTATTCTAATTAAAGAATATTTGCAATTTTCATTGCACGATAGTAGTAGTTGCTTAATACAGTGTTTGCACCAAGACCTTGTGTGGTACCTTGTGCGAATGGATTTGCAACTAGTCCATAACGTGTTTTGAAACCAATTTTTGGTTGGAAGTTATTGGTATCAACTGCACGAACCATTTGTAGAGGAACGTATGGGCAGTAGAAAAGACCTGCGTCATAAGCATTTGAACCTTTGTAACCAACAACTGCAAACTCTTGTGAAGCATTGGTTTGAGCATATGGATCAATGTAAACTTTGATACGACCAAACATTGTACCAGCAAAAGTATTACCAGTATCGTCAACGGTTAGGTTAACTTGATCTTTCAATGCTGAGTTGTAATCAAGAATACCAGCCATTGCAAAAGCAGAAGCAACATCGCTTGAGCAAATTACGATGTTACCTTTACCACGACGAGTGGTTTTTGCGATAGCATTTGCTTCACGTTCAATTTGGTAAGCAAGACCTTTGATTTTCTCAACCATCCAACGACCGTTTGAATCGGTATCCAAGTCAAACTTACCTGCTGTAGTTGTACCAGTTTGGCAACCAGTAACTGCTGTACCGTAAATGGTACGAACAACTTCACGGTTAATTTCAGCAAGAATTTCTGCTGAAAGAATGTTTGCCAATTCTGTTTCAGCGTCAAGACCATGAACTGCTTTCAAGTCTTGTGCCAATTCGATTGAGTATTCAGCTTTCAATGCGCGAGTACCAGCAGTTACAGTAACTTTCTCAATGCTGAATGCCATTTCATTGAAAGTCAAGTTTTCTGCGGTTGCTGTTGTCATTGCGGTACATGCAGCAGCATTACCAACAAATGTATTAGCAGCAGCAGAACCAACTGTCAATGCTTGTTGTGCACCAGAAATACCACCAAAACCGGTATTAACTTCGTTATAGAATGTTTCTGTTGCACCAGCAGTTACGTTTGCTGAAGTATATGTTGAACGCATTGCAAAAATCAAACCGGTTGGACCGGTCATTGGTTGAACGCCGCAAATGTCATAAGCGATAAGATTTGGCAATGAACGACGAACCAAGCTGATAAGAATTGGATCGAAACCAGCAACTGGACCACCTGCTGCTGCACCGCCACCAAAACCACCGGTACCTGCTGCGTTAGCTGGTGTTGCTTCGGTCAACATCTGACCTGATTTGATCATTTCTGTTGCTTGATTTTCAAGAATAACTGCTGTTACTGCTTTACGATATGGGTCAGCGATCTTTGGAAGATCAGGATGTTCAAGAACTGATTCCCATTTTTTTTGTAGTGATTCGGACAAATACATGTTTATGTTCTCCTAATTTATTAAATTTTTGTTTTTGATATTGCTTTTGAAACTGCTGCAACAAAAGGATCTGATACTGAAACTTTTGATGTATCGGTTTCAATTTCCTCATGAAGTTGTTTTTCATCTGCTTTTTTAACGCCAGATGGGAAATAGTTTTCACGGATAGTTTCAAGTTTTTCTGTGTATTCGTCCTCTGTGGAGAATTCAACACTTTCTGCAAGTGTTTTAATCTTTTCAACTTGAGTATCGGTCAAACCTTCGCATACTTCACGGGTAATTTCTGTTTTAACTGATTCAATCAATTCTTTTTTGATTGAAATGTTACGTTCGATTTCTTCGTTTAGCTTGGTTTCAAGGTCTTCCACTTGTCCAGCCAATTCGTCAACCAAATCAACTTTATCTTCAGGAACATCAATATAATGTTCTGCAAATAAATTACGCAAACCAGAAATGAATTCTTCTGTAATTTCTGAACGTAATGATGATTCAATTGCAATTTGATTTTCTTCCATCCATTGTTCAACAACATAGTTCAAGTAATCATCAACTTTTTCAGTTAATTCACCTTGAACAGATTTAACTGCTTCTTCAAACATTTCTGCATATTTTGCATCAATTTCTTCTTCAATTTGTTGAACACGGTCTGTTACACGGGCTTCAAAAATTGTTGAGGCTTTGTTACGGAAATCTTCTGAAATTGTTGAATCATCAGCAAACAATGCATC